GTTGGCTTTCCTCTTCGCCTGAAGCAGTATGCGGTTGGCTGGACTGCAAAGTTCCTGGAGACCGCAACTCCTTCCGATCTTGCGAAGCGGCAGTTGGATGCTGAGGTTGCCCACAAGAAAGCTATCACCCTGGAAATGCAACGGGCGATCTTCCGGATCACTAACTACACCTTCAATGACTACCTGGTTGACAATGTTGACCTGGCAGTGAAGCGGTTCGTGAATGCGGACAGCATGGTCATCCCCAATGGCCCGAACGGTGAAGAGTTTGCAGGTGCTTCCCACGATCACTACTATGCCGAGAGTGCGGAGGATGTCGATGACTACCTCTTGCTTATCAGCACAGTTGTGGAGCATGGGCATGGCGGCAGTGTGAAGCTGTGCATCAACAAGGCTTCCGAGGCAGCCGTGAGAGGCTACACCGGGTTTGTTGCTTATGCCGATCCTCGCCTGGTTTACCCGTCTCTCGATGGATCCAATCTACTGCCTGGCTCTCGCCTGGATATCAGTAGGATTGACAATCGGGCGATCGGTCTCCTGGGCGCAGCTGAGGTATGGGTGAAGTCCTGGATCCCTGCTAACTACGTATTCTGCTACGATGCGGCTGATCGCCGGAAGCCACTGGCTTTTCGGCAGAGGTCTCAGAACACACTCCAGGGCCTTCGCCTGGCGGCTGAGATCGATACCCATCCGCTTCAGGCACAATACTTCGAGGCAGAGTTCGGTATCGGCGTTTGGACCCGGACCAATGGTTCGGTGCTCTACATCGCAAGCGATACCTGGGCAGACGCTCTCTAAGATTGACGCTAGGGGAGGGGACTACAAACCCTCCCCTTTTACTCATGCAGGAGCTGGAGTATGCCATACACGAATGAGACCCTAGCGGAGTATATGGCGGTCACTTTAGGAGAAACCGGAGCGGCCCTTGGATTGACTGAGGCGAGTGACATTATCGTTGAGGGTGTCAACCAGGCTGTCTTAGACTACGAAGGGATAGCGGATGCTTCCGGGGCAAGTGACGACCGCAAGATCCGAATGCTTGCCAAGGCGCAAGCCTGGTATGCGGCCATGGCTACCGTTGCCGGGGATTACAACTTCTCGGATGCTGGCGCAAGGTTCGATAGGGGACAGATGTTCGAACACTGCAAGACGATGTGGCAAATGGCTGTCTGGGACGCCCTGCTCTACTCTCCCGATTACAAGGCAGAGTTCTCCGAGGTTGCCTATCCGAACGATCCCTACAAGTTCCACGAGCCTGGCGAATATCTAAGGATGCGTGAATGAGATCGATCCATGAGGCTGAGTGGGAGCGGATGGTCGAGCAGTCGGAGACCGGCATGTTTGACACCGGCGTGGTGCTTGCTCGCACTTCTGGCTCTCCTGGGGATCTCAACACTCCTGTATACAACTATACGTCTGGTTCTCCAGGTGATTGTGCTTACGATCCCCGCAGTTCCACAGAGCGTAGGACATTCGAGATGGTTCAAGGGGTCTTCGATGCTACGGCGAGAGTTCCCCTGGGTACGTCCATCTTGGATGTCGATCGCTTCAAGATTACTCACCTGAAAGGGAACGCTCTGTCACCGCCATTGGAATACGCCATGAATGGAGATCCGCTTATCAGACCAACTTACCTGCTCTTGATGTTGAGGGATGTGCAACCATGAGCGCAAAGGGGATGGATAGGTTCGAGAAGCAGATGGAGAAACTCCAGAATGTGAACCTGGGCAAGGTAAGTATGGCCGGTGCTATGTTTGTGTTTGACAGGTCTCAGAAGACCGTCCCTGTACTCACGGGGGAGCTGAGGGACAGTGGTGATGTCAAGCAAGACGGGGATGGGGCGGCTGTCATATACAATGCGGCTCATGCCATTGCTGTGGAATTTGGTACATCCCGGATGCCAGCTAGACCGTTTCTCAGAAACGCCAGCAGGGATCCTGGGCTAGTAAAAACCCTGGTCGATGGAGTGAAGGCGCAGGTGAAGCTTTGATGGAAGAAGAGATCATCGTTTTACTAAATGGCGTAACCACGCTGTATCCTCTTACTCTCCCGGAAGGGGTTGAGGTTCCTGCTACCACGTTCCAGAGGATCAACACACTCCCGGAATACCATCACAGTGGCAACGATACCGAATGGGCCGCTGTGCAATTATCTATCTATGCGAGAACGCTAGAAGAATGTAGATCCATTGCTCAGTCGATCAAGGTGATCCTGAGCGGTTATTCAGGCGGCAACATCCAGTCCCTCTTCAAGAGTAACCAGTTCGACGGGAACGATCCGGAGACTGGCTTGCTGAAGGTTGTCGCAGAGTACGCTGGTTACTTCAAGGAGCAATGAAATGGCTGAAGATATTTATGGAGTTTCTGCTTTTGGAGCGAAGCTATACAACACAACTTCCGGCTCTGTGGGAGACGAGATTGGTGGGATCAAAGATATTGCTGGCCCAACGATCACGGCGGGTGTCGAGGACGCTACTCACCACGGCTCTCCTGAGGGATGGGAGGAGTTCGCTGGTACAACCGTCAACCCAGGTACGCTCACCTTCGAGTTGCTGTTCAACCCGGCAGGATCAGCTTACGAGGACATGATGGACTTTGCGGCTGATCGCACGAAGGAGAGCTGGCGCTTAGAGGGCTCGTCAGGAGACGAGTACGAGTTCGATGCCATAGTGACGATCTTCTCTGACAAAAGCCCCGTAAAGGGTCTCAGGGCGGCTGATATCACCATGCAGAGATCCGGCAAGCCTACCTACACACCGGCACCGTAACATGGCAGCCAAGTTTCTCAGCCGGGAAGATATCCTGAAGGCTTCCGTACTGCGGTCAGAAGCTGTCGAGGTCCCTGAATGGAAAGGCAGTATCCGGGTACAAGAGCTGGACGGATACTCGAGGGACGTTCTGGACACCTTGACCTATAAGGATCAACGGGCTAACTTGCCTGATACTGAGTTCTCCTCAAATTGGCGAGTACGTGTTGTAGCTCTTTCTGTGGTTGATGCAGAGGGACACAGGATGTTCTCCTTAGAGGATGCCGAAATCCTGAAGGCTATGCCTGATACGGTGCTGCGGAAGCTCTATGCCGTGGCACGTAAGCTATCTGGCCTTGGTGCTGAACTTGAGGAGCAGGCTAAGGAAGGTTTTTTAGCAATCCAGAACGGCGGTTTATCTTCCGGTTAGCCTTGGCATTGGGGAGGACAAAGGCAGAGCTACTACAGTCTGTGACTTCCCAAGAGATCACGGAATGGAAAGCCTTCTACGAGTTAGAGCCTTGGGGTGAGGGTGAGAACTGGCTGAGAGCGGGTAGTCAGATGTCGCTTATGGCGAATATCTACCGTAACCCGAAAGTCAGGTCTGATCCGTTCACCCCATTCGACTTTATTCCGGGTAGGGATCAAGCTCTCGTAGGAGCTAAAGAGAACGATATGGGATTGGCAGACTGGAACACGATCGAGCGCAAGTTTAGGGCTATTACCGGCATGGACAGGAAACGGAGACATTAGGGATGACAATCGAGATCCTGAAGTGGTACTTACAGGGCGATAACTCCGGTCTCATAAAGGCGTCTAGGGATGCGACGGCTTCCGTACAGGGCGTTGAGGGAGGCGTGAAGCTTGCCTCGAGTGCTGTCAAGGCGTTTGCTGGAGCGGCAGTTGTCGGGATTGCGATCAAGGGCCTCAAGGAAGTAAACAAATCTGCCTCCGACCTGAATGAGGCCCTAAATGCCTCCAATGTCGTGTTCCAGTCCAGTTCTGGCATTATGGAGGATTGGGGCTATTCTGCGGCCAGGAATGCCGGTTTATCCAGGGCAGAGTTTCACCAGATGGGAGCTGAGGTAGGCTCGGTCCTGAAGGGGATGGGGTTTGGGCTTGACGAGGCAGCCGGGAGCACGATTGGTCTTACGCAGCGTGCGGCTGATATGGCTTCTATCTTCAACACGGATGTTGGAGACGCCATGAGTGCTGTCAAGAGTGCTCTTATTGGGCAATCTGAGCCGATCCGTAAGTATGGCGTTACCTTGGATGCTGCTAGGGTGAAAGCCAAGGCTGTCGAGATGGGCTTGTGGGATGGCAAGGGCGCTATCGACAATTACGCCAAGGCGCAATCAACCATGGCAATCATACTGGAGCAGACGAATGACCTCCAGGGTGACTTTGCGAACACGTCCAAAGAGAGCGCCAATGCGACCAGGATTGCCAATGCGGAGCTAGAAAACACCAAGGCTATTCTTGGGCAAGGTACTCTGCCCGTCATGGGAGAGTTCTATGTCCAACAGGGTAGAGTGCTAGGGTTGTGGAACGAGCTTGCGAAGGCTACAAGCGAAGGCAACATGACTACCCTGGAGGCCAACATTGCTTTTGCCAAGGGCGTGATCGCCGGGGATGATTACAGCAGTGTCCAGGAGGATGTGAAGGTTGCGGTCGAGGGTGTCACGAGCGCACACGAGGACTGGCGTCTTGGTTTATATCAGACAACAGAAGCCGTGGACGATCTCAATAAGGCAACTGACGAGAATGGCAAGTTGATTGACGAGGTATCAGAGTCCACCAAAAAGTTCACCGACGAACTGCTATTCAACAAAGCGGCTCAGCACCTTAGCACAGAAGCGGCCCTGGCCTTCGGGAGAGAGTTGGGTCTAGTTGACGAAAAGACAGTTGCACTCAACACTCTCCTGCCTATCCTTACAGAGCAGTTCGATGCCAATGCAGATGGGTTGATCGATGCCGACGAAGCTGCTAGCGGATACACGGCGGCGCTACTCGCCCTCAAGAATGCAGCTGAGAAAGCGGCTGGCGATTACAACGTCAACATCTGGGTGAAGACCCACGGGCAGGTTCCGTCAATGCCACAAAAGGGGCAGAAACCCATTGGCTTTCAGCATGGTGGCAGTTTCATCGTACCTCCGGGCTTCCCAAACGACAGTTTCTTGATGGGTGTAACCTCCGGAGAACGTGTTGATGTCACCCCGAACGTTTACCAGTTGAACTATACGGGCATGGCGAGTTCTGAAATGTCCATCACTCAGCACCTAGATCGTCTCAGGTTGATGAGGAGTTAGGCGATGCTTTCAGTAATCATTGACAACCGGGAATACTCTCTTGATGACGGAGCCTACGGGCACCTGATAGCCCATGATGGATGGGGAATGCCCGTATCTACCAGGGTTGCCAGTCAGGGGCCGCTACAACACGGCGATACCGATGAAGGCCAGTTCCTTGAGCCTAGGATAGGCAACCTGGTATTCAGGGTGAACAACCCAAACCTGGACAGCTTCTATGATGCCAGGGAGCCCTTTATGGAGCTCTTTCATCCCAACAATAGCCCTAGGCTCAAGTTCTCTATGAATAAGGGTATCCGGGTGTTTGAGTGCTTCTTCTTGGATGGGATCTCTATGCCGTGGCAACCGGGATCATGGGGCAACCTGAGAGTGGTGGTCACCCTGAAGTGTCCGGATCCTTCTTGCTACGATCCGGTTGTCAGGACACTCACATTCACGAGTGGGTCTGGAGGTGGCTTCGAGATCCCCTTGATGGTTCCTATATCCGTGGGTGGGAGTACGATCGAGGACGTTCACAACATCCAATACGAAGGGACATGGATCGAATATCCAAAGATCACCATCGTTGGCCCTATCGAGGATGTAACCTTGACCAATGAGGCCACGGATGAGGTCTTGGACTTTACCGGTCTAAGCCTGGGTTCCGGAGAGCAAAGGATCGTGGATACCCGTTACGGCTTCAAGACCGTGGTTGACGGAAGCGGAGTCAACAAGATTGCAGATCTGGTTGCGGACAGCGATTTGGCAACCTTCCACCTGGAACACAAGCGCATTTACGAAACCTCCCGATCCAACCCAATCGCAGTTACAGGGACGGGATCGGACAGCAACACGAAAGTAATCATCCGCTATCTTGAGCGGTATCTAGGGATCTAGGAGGCAAGAATGACTGAGCGTTCACTTTTCTGGGAAACCAACGATGTAGGCGATGGGCCTGCTTCTGGGTATTCTCAGCAACGGCTGTATGAGTGGCTGGCGAAGTTGGTTACCCCAACAGATGCAGCTGCC